ACCAATGTTTCAGCCAAAGACAAGGATTTACACGAACATACGTTGACAATTCATATATGGTCGCAATATCGCGGAAACCGTGATATAAAAGAAATCATGGAACAGGTATATACCGCATTAAACGATGTAAGCTATACTGTTTCTGGTGCTTCTGGGGTGAACTTGAAACATGAGTTTCAAACGACGCTTACAGAGGGTGATGGTATTACACGGCATGGTGTCATGAGATTTCGTGCTGTTGTGTCAGACAATTAAAGGAGACTAGACATGGCGGCACAAAAAGGTTCAGCCCTGTTAATGAAAATCGGTGATGGCGCAAGCCCAGAGGCTTTCACAACAATCGGCGGTATGCGTTCAACTTCATTAACCATGAATGATGAGATGGTTGATGTAACGAATAAAGATTCAAGTGGTGCGAGAACCATCTTGGCGCAGGGTGGAGTTAATTCTATCACTGTATCAGGTAGTGGTGTATTCACTGATTCAGCTTCAGAGACAACACTCAAAGGAAAATTCAACGTATCAGCGTTGACCAACTATCAGTTCCTTGTGCCTGACTTTGGCACGTTTACAGGTTCATTTATGTTGACCACCCTTGAATATGGCGGCGAATACAATGGTGAAGTTACTTACAGCTTTACCTTTGAATCAAGCGGCGCAATCACATTTGCTACGGTGTAATGAATGTCTTGGGTTGATGTAGAAATTGAAGTTGGTGGCAAGACCTTTAACGGACATATGATGTCTAATGAAGATGCCACCATCTTTAATATCCCACCCGCATCCGAATTGGCTGTTGGCGGGAAATTCAAATGTGGCGGTCAAACATATACCGCCGCAACCGTTCACGATGTAGCCCAAAGGGGCGAAGAACTTTTGGTAGAAGCCAAGGAGAAAGAGGATGTCAAATCCAAAGCGCGGGGAGCTAGAGATAGCTCTGGGGGAGAAGAAGTATAAAGCAAAGGTGACTTTAGATGTTATCATTCGCATTGAGCAATCATGCGGAAAGGGCATTGTAAAGATTGCTCATGCTTTATCTGAAGGTGAGCTTACTACTTCTCAAATGGTATCAATTCTCACTCCTGTTATTAGGGCTGGAGGGAATGATGTTAATGAAAAGCAAGTAGGTGAATCTCTCTGGGGTGCTGGATTAGTCGGCGGCATGAAAGCTGTCGGCGAGGTTATTGCCTTGGTGCTGTCGTCAGGCGGTGATGAGGGAAACGAAGAAAAGGCGGAAGTGTTACTGTAGAAGAATTGCCGTGGGATGAGTGGATGCGGACTGCCTTGGGCAAAATGCAGATGTCATCTACAGAATTTTGGAATATGAGTTTTGCAGAGTTATATGCGGCATTTGAGGGTTTTGCAGAGTTTCATTCTGGTGGGAAACCGCCCCCACTTAGCAAGGGTGAGCTTGAAGGGTTGATGGAGCTTTATCCAGACTAACTAAGAAAGGTGTCTCATAAATGGCAACAACAGTAGATACCTTACTGGTTCGCATTGAAGCAGACCTAAAAGATGTTAATGCAAAACTAAGGCAATTTGATAAAAATGTTCAAACCACAGCGAATAAAGCTGATGGAAACTTCAAAAAAATTGCCAGTGTAGCCAAGGGCGTATTTGCCGCCGCTATTGTCATGCAAGCGGCTAGGGCTGGCCTAGCTCTTATTAAATTCACATCTGGCGTTGAAGAAATGCAAGCCAAGTCCTCAGTGGTCTTTGGTGAATTTGTTGGGCAAGTAAGAAGTGATTTAGAAGCCTTTGGTGATTCAGTAGGGCGAAGCACGTTTGAATTAGAAGGTATGGCATCTTCAATTCAAGATACGTTTGTGCCTATGGGCTTTGCTAGAGGCGAGGCCGCTGAACTTTCAGTACAGCTTACAAAACTTGCTGTTGATGTTGCGTCATTCAACAACGCTTCTGATACAGCGACAATGGAAGCGTTCCAATCTGCTTTGGTTGGAAACCATGAGACAGTAAGAAGATTCGGCATTGTGATTACTGAGGCCACGCTTCAGCAAGAACTTTACCGCATGGGAATAAATAAAACATCTCAAGAAGCCAGCAACGCTGAAAAGGTACAGGCTAGATTAAACCTAATCATGGCTGGCACATCTGACGCTCATGGTGATGCGGCTAGGACATCTGATAGTTTTGCAAACCAATCCAAAGCATTATCAGCCGCTTTAGATGAGTTAGCGGTTAATGTGTTGACTCCAATGTTGCCAGCGTTGGCGGGTATTGTAGGCGGGTTGGTTGATGCAACCAATGCAATGAACGGTTTTTTAGATGCCGTTGGTATTATTGACTTAGACCCCCTCGCCACCAAATCAGAAAATTTAGCAGAAAAACAAAAAGCACTGGCTGAAGCTCAAGAGGATTTGGCCTATTGGACTAGGGTTTCAAATGGTGAGTTTGAAGGATTAACTGACCCTGCTAGGTTGGCTGGTCCAACACTGATTAAAAATAAAATTGCAAGCGCAACTGAGGAAATACAAAGACTTGGCAAAGAATCGCAAGCGGCGTTTGCAGAGCTTCAAAAGCTAACAGGCGCAGACCAAGCTCCACAAGGTCGGCCAGCCCCAGCAAAAGCAGTGACAGCAGAGGGTGAAGAAAGAAATATAAAGCTAACAAATGCTATCACAAAAGCCATAGATGACCAGCGTTTTGCGGCGCAACAATTAAAAGACCAATTAGATGGTGTTAGTGAATCAAGGCTTGCCGCTAATGAAGCGGCTAGAGGGTTGAAAGGCATCACTAAAGAAGAAATCGACCAACTGCAAATGTTGATTGATATCGAAAATGAAAACCAAACAATGCTAGATGCCAAAATAAAAAAGAAAGAAGATGAAGCGGCGGCAGACAAAAAAATAAGCGATTCTATAAAACAGCTTGCTCAAGACAATCAAATACTAGCTCTTGAAAAAACCAATTTATCTGATGTTGAGAAGCAACTTGAAGAACAACGAATTATTATGGGCGGACTTAATGCGGAGCAAGAAGCCCAATTAAGAAGATTGCTTACTGAACATGAAGAATTGAATAAGGTAATAGATGATGCCACTGCCGCAAATGAAGCATACAATGCAAAGATAGCAGAGGGTCAAAGTATAGCTGAAGGCTTTACAAGTGAAGAAGCAAAATTAAGAGAACAGCTAGAGGCTGTTAATCTAGCTATGCAAACAGCGGCGGCTGAAGATATACCATTGTATCAAGATGCTATTGATGGCTTGAACCAAAAGATTAAAGAAACAAACCCACAGTTTAAGGCCATGAAAGAGGCGGCGGAAAAAGCGGCTGATGCGGTTGCTGATTCACTTGCTGACGCTTTCGTAGAGGGTGAGTTATCTATGGATAGCTTCAAAGATATATTCAAAAACTTCATCAAAGACCTAATCAAGCAAGCAATTAAAGCCGCTATTATTAAACATATATTGGGTCCAATATTCGGCGGCTTTGCTGGTGGTGGTTCTGTTGGCGGCGGCTCTATGGGGCAGTCCAATTTTATGGCGTTTGCTGGCGGCGGCAAAATACCAGCTAGGGCTGGCGGTGGTCCTGTTCTTGTAGGAGAGCGTGGTCCAGAGTTATTTGTGCCTCATTCCGCAGGGGTTATTCGCAACAATCATGATACCAAAAATATGATGGGTGGTGGCTCACCAGTCGTTGTTAATCAAAATATCAATATTGAAACAGGCGTTGCCCAGACGGTTCGCGCAGAGGTTATGAGCATGATGCCAAGAATTAAGTCAGAAACAGTACAGGCTATGATTGATGGCAAGCGCAGAGGCAACTCAATTAGTAAGGCATTTGCATAATGGCGGCTCCATCTTATCCATTAACACTCCCAGCATCGCCAGCGTTTAGAAGCTCACGTTGGACGCTTAAACGTGTTACAGCGGTGTCTGAATCGCCGTTTACAGGCCAACAACAGGTTTATGACTATGGTTATGCTCTATGGACAGCCACGCTTACCCTGCCGCCCATGTTACGACCTGATGCGGCTAATTGGGAAGCATTTATGATGAAGCTACACGGTAGGGTCGGTACGTTTCTCTTGTATGACCCAGATGCCAAAGCCCCGCAGGGCGGCGTGAATACAAGCGCAACCTTGAACGGCGCGGTGGCTGTTGGTGATTATACAATCAGCATAGATACAAATAATGCAAATATGACAAATGTTTTTAAGGCTGGTGATTATATCCAAATTGGCACAGCGGCATCTGCAAAACTTTACATGATTGTTGATAACGCTAATTCTAATGGCGCGGGTGAGGCAACAGTTAATATTGAGCCGCCTATAAAGGTTGCGGCAAGTGATGGTGCGGCGGTGAATTATACAAGCGCGGTTGGGGTGTTTAGGATGGATAGCCCAGATTTAGGCTGGGATACAAATGAAGTATCTCGCTATGGTATTACCTTCTCATGTACGGAGGCTTTGTAATGGAGCAAGTTGCATTAAATGAAGTCATGTGGTTTGTGGGAACGGTTTTAATAGGATTTTTCATAAAAACAATATGGGATAGAATAAGCATATTGAGCAAGCGAGTAGATAGCTGGGCAACGCTGTTGCCAGAAACTTATGTTCGCAGGGATGATTACCGCGAAGATATACGCGACATAAAAGAAATGCTCGGTAAGATATTCGACCGTTTAGAGATGAAGGCAGACAAATGAACAAGAACAGATTTATCAAACAAATGCGCTTCCATGAGGGCGTAAAGAACAAAGTCTACAAAGACCACCTTGGCATTGAGACAATCGGTGTTG